GTAATTTACGATCGTTGTGCATTAGATGGGTTAGTTTATACTACATATCTCTATGATATTAATAAAGTAAGCAGAGAGACTCTTCGCATCGCAGAAGCAATTTTCGAAAACACTAAGTACGACATTATGTTCTATATTCCACCTGAAGTGCCACTCGAAGCAGATGGTGAGAGAAGTACAAATCAACACTTCCGTGATTCAATTTGTTCGATATTTGAAGAGTATATTGATAGCTACAATCTTCAAATCGGATATCTAAAAGGCACTCGTGAAGAACGAGTTCAGAGAATATTGGAAACAATTAAAGCGTACGATGACTATCAAATGAAACAAACAAAAATATTCGATACACTTGATAAGAACCTACAAAACGCAATTCAAAACATCAAAACCGATTTAAACATAAAGGAGTAAATAATGCCAAATACAAGCAGCAGCGTTTTCGGACATGGAAGACCACCACAAGGTCCAGATCCAACACCACATTCAACACTATCACGTCTTAATAGACCAGTAGAAGCAACTCATCTAGGGCAGAATGTTGAATATAAAACAGAATATGATCCTACATTGTTAGTTGCAGTACCAAGACAAGAGAATCGAACTGGTCTAGGAATAAGCTTTACTAATCTTCCATTTGTTGGATGTGATGTATGGAATGCTTATGAGGTGAGTTGCTTAACAACAAAAGGTATTCCATGTGTATTTATTGTTAAAATTAAATACCCAGCTAATAGCCCATCTATAGTTGAAAGTAAATCGCTAAAACTATATCTCAACTCGTTTAATATGTCAAAGATCGGAATAAACCTTGAAGAGACTATAATGTTTCTGCGTGCAAGAATCCGAGATGATCTCTCCACTTTGCTTGAAACAAAGGTAGAGGTACAATTATTCGATCCACTGTTTCATACCTCATCCCTAGCTCTTCCGGGTAATTGCTTGAATAATCTACTATACACTGACGATGCAGAAGATATGCAAGATGTTGTGTATAATGAAGATCCAACTCTTATTCAAACGATTGAATATACAGAGAAAGAAAAAGAAGAGTTTAAAGGAAAAGTGAATCCAATTATTATTGCACAAGCAGTAGAGAAAATGGAAAGCTGGGATATGGATCTACCTGCTCCACAGAAAGGTATAGCTTTTGTTTCACAAAAACTCTACGAAGTGGAATACAGCGATCTGCTCCGTAGTAACTGCAAAGTTACACATCAACCAGACTGGGGAACGATTGTTATAGCATATAAAGGTAAAAAGAAAATTGATCGTAAATCTCTGCTAAAATATATAATCTCTTTCAGAAATGAAAACCATTTTCATGAAGAGATTTGTGAAGCTGTATTTGCACGGCTATGGAGTAATATGGATCTAGCACTAGATGATCTTTTAGTTGGATGCTTCTATACAAGAAGAGGTGGTATTGATATTAATCCTATTCGTGCAACAAGTGAAAAAATGATCGACGTATTCTTCAGTGAGTATACAAATATTAACAAATTAAGCTCAAAGGCCGCAAGACAATAATGAGTAATGAAATTGACCGAGATTTAGATTGGTCATTCTTTGAATATGTTATTGCGTATAACTGTACATTTGAAGAGACTTTTACTGCATCGATTTGTGATGCAGTAAAATTAAAATATATTGCAAATACTAATATCCGTCAATATTTGGGTATTATTTTTGACTTTTATAAAAAACACAGCTCTCTTCCAACTGCTACAGAAATAAAAACATACTTAAAGGGTGACGACCTTAAAGCTGCATACAAAGATGTCGTTATGCAATTTAAGACTCTTGATTCAACTTACAATCAAGAAGAGCTACTAAAAAATACAGAACGATATTTAAAAGAGCGAGCAGTCTATTATGCAGTAAAAGATACTGTAGATGAGGTGTCGTCAAAATCAGATATTGATACTTCACTTATCTATAATCGTTTTGAACAAGCCTGTGGTTTGACTTTAGTAGATGATCTAGGGTTTGATTATTTTAACGAAATAGATCGACATATTATAGATCTTCAAACTATTGATCGACATATATCAACTGGATACTCTTGGCTGGATCAAAATCTTGGAGGCGGGCTACTTGAAGGTGGTAGAGCAATATATGCATTCAGTGGTGCAACAAACTCAGGTAAGTCGATTGTATTAGGTAATGTTACTGGTAATATCGTTGCACAAAATCGCACAGTAGTTGTAATTACTCTGGAAATGCCAGAGATGATTTATGCAAAACGAATTAGCAGTAAGTTTACTAATATTCCACTAGGACAACTAAAACAAGAAGCTGATCAACTTAAAAACTATGTTATTGACTTCTCAAAAAGGAACTCTGGTGCGAGACTTATTCTAAAAGAATTTCCACCTAATAGTGTAAATGCTAACAATATAAAAGCTTATCTTACAAAACTCGTACAAAAGTACGGTATAAGAATTGATGCAGTTGTTATTGATTATCTAACATTATTACAGTCAATTATAGTAACTGGTAGTCTGTATGCAGATGGTAAAGCAGTTGCAGAGCAGATTCGTGCATTGAGTTACCCACTACACTTCGGATGCCCGTTTATTACAGCACTACAAGCAAATCGTAGTGCTTATGACGAAGCAAATCCAAGTATTGATACAACAGGAGAGAGTATTGGTATTCCACAAACAGTAGATTTTCAAGCTTCTATTTGGTCTTCTGAAGCAGAGAAAGAACTTGGAGTCATTAACATGGGACTACAAAAAAGTCGCTTTGGACCGTGTCACGGTAAGCGTGCATTTAGAATTGATTACGACACATTAGTTATTACAGAGATGGAAGATGCGTTTGGAAACACAGATGAGCTGCGTAGTATTGATAGCGCATTAGACCAGTTTAGCAGTTGATTTTTTTAGAGAGCCGATAAATATTATTATGAAAAATATATTCGTATGGACACATCATGACTTGGATGGACTTGCAAGCTGTCTTGCGGTTAAGTGGTTTCATCCTGATTGTAAATTTGACTATATAACAACTACAGGATATACTTTCCGTGAAGATTTCACTAAGTGGTTATTAAAAAACCGTATTAGTGATTTTGATACAGTCTATATTGTTGATCTGGATATAAGCGAGCACCAAGATCTGATAGATGAAGAGAATGTAGTCATCATCGATCACCACACAACTCATGTTGAAAACGCTTCTTATGAATTTGCAACCAATACTATAATAGAATATTCATCTGCAGCAAAACTAATTTATAAACTGTATAAAGCAAAAACAAATATTGAACTCTCTACACCACAAAAAACGCTAATAGCTCTTGCGGATGATTATGATTCCTATAATCATGAAGTTGAAGACTCAATAGTTCTTAATTCTGTCTTCTATTCTACTCAAAACAACTTTAAGACCTTTATGGAGCTGTATGACGACGGGTTTTCCGGGTTTACACAACAGCAAATAAATATGTTTAAGATATATCAAAAAGACCTACAGGACACCATTAGCGGACTCAAATATTTTGAAAATAAAAAGTTAAAAATAGGTAAAAATCCATACCATGTAATCGCAACATCCGCAAAGGGATTTATAAATAATATTGCGGATCATATTTTAGATAATTATAGTCCAGATATAGCCATTGTGGTTAACCCAAAAACAAAACATGTTAGTTTTCGTCGTAATAGTAAAGTAGATGTTGATCTTGGAAGACTAGCGGAAACTATCGCAGATGGTGGTGGACATAGTTATGCATCAGGCGGACAAATTACAGATAATTTCTTGGCTTTTACAAAGTTATTAAAACCACGAAAGAAAATGTATAGAATTGAAAAAAATGGTTAGTAAAGTAATCGATTGTTACAAAGATGATACCTTAAACTCGAACCCCCTAACAGAGATAACAAATAAGGAATTGGATTTGATTATACTTAGAATGGGAGCTTTTCTTTCCATCATTTCTAACAAAAAAAATAATCAGGCCAAGCTACTTATCACGTCAGTAAAAGATAAATATTTTAAAGAGTTATTTTTAAAACAAGCAAGTATAGACAATGTGCAATTATTAGTAAGATGTATAATAGACCGATATCCAACTGTATGTAAATCCAAAGTAGTAATTAATAGTTTCGTAAATCAAAAATTGTAATTAATGGTGTAAAATGATCACTAAATTTGAACAGTATTTGTACAATACGTATCTCTACGTATCTCGTACTGAAAGAGGGAAACCTTTCTCTCCGCGTAAAGACTTCTCAGATATGGACCCCAAGAAAGAGAACCATTTACGACGTATAGCTAATCTTCTAACTAGATACCCACACATTGACCCTAAAATATATTTCAAAGCAGCCTACGAAATATATGCTGATCAAGAATTTTTCGAACTATCATACTTTTCAGGAATGGGAGCTGTAAATGCTTACACTCTCTTTATGAAAAAAATGCGAGAACTTCCACCCGATGATGACCACCAAATAGAAAGACTAAAAGAGTCTCTAAAATTTATCGCGAAGTTCTGCTACGATAACAAAATCACTCTAAAGGAATACATCACATTTCAAACAGGTGTGACGTATGACTGGATGAAACACTTAAAGAGGCATCAGATATCTGTATATGCACTAATGGAGTTTCCACAAGTGTATGATACTATTGTATCTGTACCTGAAGATGAACGAGAGTTGCTGCTTGGGGATTGTGGTAAATACTTTCTTGGTTATAAATCAAAGTATTTAAAGTCCAAAAAAGCACAGCATCTTGTTTCAGAAGCAATAAAAAAAATAGATAAAATCATTGGCACAAGTAGATAAAATTAGAGATGTATCTAATATAATATATGTAAAGGAGAATATAAGTAATGAGTAATGTAGATGTAGTAAGTATGTTTGATAGTATTAAAGAGTCGTTGAATACAGAAAAAGGTGGAACCGGTACCTTTAGAAATATTTTAAAATTCAAAGCAGGTAACACATATCTGGTTCGAATTATCCCGGATATTAAAGCTCCAAAGGAAACGTTCTTCCATTATTTCCATCATGGTTTCACATCAAATGAAACTGGACAGTATGTCGATGGATTATGTTTAACGACATGGAACGAGCGCTGCCCGGTTTGCGAGGAACGCTTTAAGTTATGGAAGAAGGGCACTGAGAAAGATAAAGCACTAGCTCGTCTAATGCGCCGTCTTGAAAAGCACTACGTGAACGCGTATGTAATTGACGATCCAACTAACGAAGAGAACAATGGTACAATCAAGGTTCTTCGTTTAGGTGTTCGTCTCTATGAAAAGATTCAGTCTGCAGTTGAAGGTGATGATGCTGATGAGTTTGGAGCTCGTGTATTTGACTTATCTGAAAACGGATGTAACCTTAAGATTAAGGTAGAAACTACAACCGGTGATGATGGTAAGAGCAAGTTCACAAACTATAGTAATTCTCGGTTTACTATGCCTGGTGCAATTCCTGGAATGACCCCAGAGCGTATGCAGGAGACTTATGAAAACGTTTATGATCTTTCTGAATTCGCAGATCGCAAGACAGAGGATGAACTCAAGGATATGATGAATGTCCATGTTTTCGGTAGCGGCTCAAAGTCGACAAAGAAAGCATCTGCGGCAGATGTGGAAGACGCTATTAATACTGCTTCAACGATCAATAAAGAAGAGACAGTAGTTCAAACACCTGTTGTTGAAGAGAAGAAACAAACAGTATCTACAGATGATAAAATCAAAGATCTTCTAGACGGTATTGATGATATTCCAACCGACGACTAAAATTACAAAGAAAGAATATATAAATGACAAATAACATAAAACTTCCCTATGCAAACGCATCACATCCTCGCTCTGCTGAAGAGCAGGCACAGATAATCGAGCGCGCAGCGAAGGCTTACGAAGCATATTTGGACGCGTTGGGGTTCGACTGGAAGTCGGATCCCAACAGCGACAATACACCGTTTCGTGTAGCTAAGGCTTTTGTGCAAGATATCGCTGCAGGTTGCTATCAAGAGCCACCAAAAATAACTGCATTTCCTAATCATGACAAATATGATGGAATGGTATTTCAAGGTGGTATTCCAGTAAAGA